AATTTCATAGTGATCTTTCCACTGTCCATCTTCCGGAAATTTTGCAAGTATAAGCACACCTTCTTCGGGCAGACGTTCTGTTATCTTAATAAATTTGTGTCTTTTAACTTCATCCGCAAGAGTCTGCAATGCTACATAATCCATCGCATTTTCAAGTTCTGCTGGATTTGTGCCTTTATTCATTTCTTTTGACGTTTCAGCCCATTTAAGGGCACCATCTACATCATAAGGACTGTCACTCATTTATTCACCTCTTTTCTTTCTTCGCATTCATCACAACATATGCTGCCGCTGTCCTGTAGTGATATTCTTTTGTTTTTACCACAAACAGGACATATCCCGTCACACCATGCATACATTCCGCGGCGTACCATATCAAGGTCTGTTCCCTTGTACTTTCCTTTTTGAGTAATCCCCGTAAGGTCGGCGTTTATGGGGCGTACATGTTTGCCATAATCCAAAAAATTGTAATCGCACTCGCATTGCTTTCTTGCAAACTGCAGCGCCTCTTTTTCGGTATCGGCTATAATTACGTCGCCGTAACCTTCCCATTCGTCGGTCTGAAAAAAATAAGCTTTCAGCATTTCTTCACCTCTCTTATGGAATGTAAGACATGTGCAATTACATCAACTGTCCATCCGTTGCCGATACATCTATATCGCTGCGTGTTGCTTACTCCTGCAGTGTAATTATCAGGCAGCGTTTGCAATCTCTCACATTCTGTCGGTGTTAATTTACGCCATATATCACTATTTTTCACAAGTTGTCTGCGTGCTTTTTTAATATAATAATTATAGGATACGCCTTGCCAGTAATTCGCATCCAAACAATAGCTTTTATATTTATCTGTTTCAGCATTAATAATAATATCTTTTAACATGATATGCTTATCTTTCGGCTGTTCTACTTTCCAATTGCACCAGTACAGTCGTTCCCTGTTCTGTGCTGATACAAGCGCAGAGTTTATTAACACTGGTTCAAGCCTTCCCTGTCGGAATATTTCTCTCTGGTTAACACATTCGGGATACAACTCCCCTAATATTCCACTTATTACATCATTATGTTCCGCCTTCATTTTTACATTCTCAAGCAAAAAATATTTTGGATGATAATGTTTTAAAATATCTGCATACACAAAAAATAACTTACTTCTAGGATCTTCAAAATTAAGCCCTTTTCCTGCAAAAGAAAAACCCTGGCACGGACTGCCACCAATTATTAAATCAGGTTTTGGAATATTCCATTTCTGCCATCTTATTATATCGCCCAGCTGTACAATATCAGAATAATTTGACGCACTTATTTTTATTGCATATTTATCAACTTCGCTGGCGTAATATTTTTCCACTGGTATTCCTGCACGCTCAAGTGCAACCCGTCCGCAGGATATGCCGTCGAATAATGAGAGCACTGTCATTTCTTCACCTCAAGATATTTAGATATATGTTATTAAGTAAGTAGGGTGATAGGATTTAATTTTGTTTTCTCCATCCATTCGGATACGTAAGTATGCTCCTTTGCTTCCGACTATAGTACCGTACCATGATGCACCATAAATAATTCTGGCACCACGTTTTGCTGGAACATTATAAAACTTTCTTATGTATTCCATCATTTCTTCACCTCAAAATACATTGACAGCTCGCTTGTCTCTATAATGGCAATCGTACCGCTGTCAAACGCCACGCGGCACAGCCCGTTTATACCTGCTTCCTGTATCGTACCTACGCCGTGAGCATCGTGCACAACACGGTCACCATATTTATAATTCATACTTCACCTCTTGTTATCATATTATAATGTATTGTATTGCTTTGTCAAGCATCATTGTCCGAAAAGCCACAGAAAACGGTTCAAATAAATTATAATTAACAAACCTGTCATTTTGCACCTTGTACACTCCTTAAACTTCCCCGCAAATGCATAAAATTAAGCCTATGGCGCGCGTTTTACCCTTCTGACGTGAAAACATACGTCAGATACTCAAAACTCCTGCTACAGCCCTTTTGGAGTCAATTTTCGTTTCCTCGCTTTTCGCTGAAATTCAGGAACGGACGCGTATCGTAAATTTCCGCCTTTCCTTCCTGAACCGACTTCCACCATTTCCGGTATTCTTCCGGGGAACCGTCCGTTGCCGGAGAGTAGTTGCACTGTACGCAGCATCCGGCTTTGAACATGTACGAACCGCATACAGGGCATTTCGTTTCCGAAAGTCTGGATACAAGTTCAATACCGAGCCCTGTGATTGCATCGGAAATCGATTTTGCGTCCGGGTGCCATGTAGCAGGATTATGCGTAATGAGATACACGTAAATCTTGTCATAATCTGACGGCTTTACCCTGGAGACATACGACGCTACAACTTTTTCAACAATTGGATTTACAAATCCCCCGAAGTACTCATTAACTTTGACAATAAAATCAGCAACATCTGTTATCATACCGGAAAACCGTCCTTATCAAGTTCCATGTGATTATATTTTTCAAAATCTTTTGCAGTTCTCACTCCCGGTTTCTGAAAGTGGGAGAACGGATCTGCTGCTTTGAAAAATTTTTCAACACCTTTTGCCATGAATCCGACGAATGACTGATACGGGAACGGCAGGAAATATTTGTCTTTGTCATTCAGGATTGTACAGTAATTATCTATCGCGTTCTTTATTTCTTCGTCTGTGTAGAACGAAACGATAGCCATGCATGACTGTCGGTCAATATCCGTGAAGTTGAAAACGTTCAGCCGCATCGGAATAAGTCCCTTATCATTCCAGTATGTTCGGAGAGAATCAATCCTCTTTCCTGCATCATCAGCAGGAGAAACAAAAACTTGTTGTTCTGAAAAATCAGAAGATTTTTCTTTTACTTTAAAATCTAAATCTGTATCTCTCTTTAACTCTATCTTTGGTGTACTGGAGTTCAACGGTTGTGCAACTATAGTTGTAACATTCGTAACGTTTTTTGCTGTTTTTGTTACGTTTGTTACATCATTAGTAACGTTTTCTATTAATTTTTGCTTTATCCGATTTCTGAATTTTTTCTGACGTTCTGCTTCGTTACTGCTTTTCCCGATTAAAGTCTGTATGTCTGACATAAAAATAACGCCTGATTCTGCAATCGTAACAAGCCCTATTTTCGAGAAAACTTCTATACCTGTCTTAACCGTATCGATGTTTGTATTGGTCACGGTCGACAGCATTGTAATGTCATAAGGCAGCATATTTTTGAATAAAAGAGCTCCATCTGATTTAAGAGAAAGCAGGCATAATTTCAGATATAAAATCTGATAATCTTTACCGTTCTGCATGGAATCCAGAACCTTTATTTCTTCAGAATCAAAAAAAGTATCTTTTAATTTCAGATAAAAATATTTTGACGTTTCGCTCAAAGCCTACTCCTTCACAATTACTTTTACTATAGTTGGCGATTTTCTTATTATGTGTCTTGGTACCTGCAGATCGTCAAGAATACGATATAATCTTGCCCGGCATATACCGTATTTTCTGCAGATATCCTGCGCAGAAATCCGTTCATAATCAGCGATTAATTCTTTTTTGGAAATTTCAACAATTTTCATTATCACCTCTTGTTGGTTAGAATAGAATAAACAGCGCGTCTTGTCAATGATAAAATTTGTAAAATAATGCAAATAACGCTTGACAGCCGGATTACTCCGGCATTGAAATGATTGTTTTTCCCGTGTAATATATCTTATGGCAAAAATACTTATTCTTGGAAACGGATTGTCCCGCCTGTTATTTGATAAACAGATCCGCAGCTTCCGTGGTGAAATATGGGGATGCAACCGCGTTTATCTTGATTACGGTGATGTTTTGACGCTCATTTACGGTCATTCCGATGTTGTGCACGAAGCCGGACTGTATCGTGATGCACATTATTTACATTACAAATTGTGCAGCACAAACGAATATCAGTTGTCATGCAATAATCTTTACCGGAAAGATACGGGAAGTACGCTTGCGGCAGAAGCCCTCACACGGGGATTTGACATAATTCTCTGCGGTTTCGATTTAGGCGGACCTGATATATATTCACCGGACCATGAGCATAAAAATAAATCGGGATGGGTTGACCGATGGAGAATCATTTTCAGGAATTTCGGGAAAGACCACATTGAATGGTGGGGACATAATCACACGCCATTTATTTTGTCAGGGGATCGGAGGGATAAATACGCTAAAAATTATACATCCGGCGTATCCCACCTGCCGGAAAAAGAGTATATAGAACTGGTTGAAAAATTCAAGACCCGTGATATAACAGAATTCGTTCCATCTGCAGAACTTTGCAATATCGGGAAAAGGGGATGGAATTTACCGGAAACGGAAGGGATTAGAATGGAAACAGGAGACAGCGTAAAACTTCCGCTGTCGACGTGCGAAAAATACGTACAGCTTTATCCGAAGGAATTTAAAATAATTACTTGACATATTACATGTAATGCATTATGATTTTTAAGGAGGTCAGAATAATATGGCAGAACACGAAACAGTGACGGTTTTTAACAAGAGCAGAAGGCCGTGGGAATTAATCGCGTTCGATGGAACTAAAGCAAGTATCAATACCGGCGAATCAATGATGTGCCGTAAAGATTACGGACAGCGGATGGCTAAATTATATCCCCGTGAGCTTACAACCAGTAATCCTACAATTGTTGTAGATACGGAAGCGTTAAAACGCCGCGAACAGTCGGTAAAAGACAAAGAAGCAGCACTGAAAGACAGGGAAACGCTGCTCGATGCGCGTGAAAAAGAGCTTGATAAACGGGAAAAAGAAATATCTGAACGGGCAGAAAATGCTGCAGATATTTCTAATGATTCCGCGCCGAAAAAACACGCAGGACGTCCGCCGAAAACTGGTAATTAAATCGTAGCCCGTGATTGTACGGGCAAATATCGCCTGAAAAGCGTTAAAATTCCCCGGCTGATGGATTAAACAGCAAACATGGTTCCGTGGCTGAATTGGTAAAGCAGTCGCGCCACAGGGCAAAAGTTCCCTGTTTAAATGGTAGCTGATAAAGCGATGTTCTAAATCCATTACGTGCGCGTTCGACCCGCGCCGGAACCAATCAATCGGAGTTACCTTAACTGGTATGATTATTATGATTTTAACTCCAAGAATCATAACGTCAGCGTCAGATGTGATAAGGGCTAGCCATTGCCAAGAGTGACGTCACCGAGGCCGCAGCTGTGCGTTAAACAGCAACTTTCAAAGGGGGTTTCATGTCAATATATACGCCAACAGTAGCAACATTCAAAGCATTTTTTGACAGGGGACAGTTCACATATGGCGATGATATAACCAGTGCCCGTGATTCTGACATTACGGAAGCTATTTCCGAAGCGGAAGCGGTATTTAATCCTGATTTATATCCAGTTGATACTCCCGACATCGGAACAAAAGCAGAAATGTATCTGACGGCACATTTCCTTCAGTGCGATATTGAGGCGTGCGATTCCGGCGGACAGGCAAAAAATCAGCAGGTTTCCAGAAGTGCGGATGGAGTATCAGAATCGGTGAATATTCCAGACTGGATGAAACAGGGCGATTTTGCCCTGTACTCGACTACGTATTACGGCCAGAAATATTTATTATTATCCCGTCCGTATCTCGGTGGCGCTGTTTTTGTCGTGGGAGGGGCTACACAATACTAATGAACAATAAAATTGCAAAGAAACAGCGGAAAGAACAACTGAAAGGTTATCGTGAAGCAGGACAAATCTATTGGACAAACGACATGGAAAAAGCAATATGCAAAATCCGTGTTGAAAAATACAGCTGGATGGCTGCAGCTATAATTGAGGCTGTACTTTTGGCTGCATGTATGATATACCATTTTTATGGGTAAATTCCAGTTTTCGGACGGACAGTCAGAAATACACGGAGATTTTTCTCAACTAGAAAACCTGATAAAGGAACTGAAAACAGATCACTCCGTTGACGTCGGCGTATTTGAAACCGCAAAAACGCCGGACGGTAAACAGGTTGCAGAATACGGAGCATACAACGAATTCGGGAGTATAACCGTCGCAGACCGTCCGCCGAAACGCTCTTTTATCCGTATGCCGATAGAAACGAAACAGAGTGAAATAAGTGCATACGTCGATAAACATGCGCAGGAACATATTGAAAAAGGTGATATAAAAGCAGTTTTTGAAGATATCGGGATTGCGTGCGAATCAAAAATAAAGGAAGCGTTTGATACGCGCGGATTCGGAACATGGAAGCCAAACGCAGACAGCACTATAAAACAGAAAGGAAGTGATTCAGTGCTTACCGGCGGAGGTAAAAGACACGGCGTAACTATAATTGGTGGCCTTCTAAAAAATTCAATAACACACAGGACGAAATAAAATGAGTATGCCATACTTAGGGCATGTCCTTAATGGATGGACGATGCCGTATAAATGCTATTTTATCACCCAGACAGTTAAAAATCACGTACCCGTAAATATCGCACTGGTTAAAACATTGCGGTTGTGTTTGCAACCCTTATCGCCGGAAGAAGTACGACGGAAACCTGAAAATGAACGGTCATGGAAATGGTTCTCGATCCTTGTAAAATCATCAGAGAAAGAAATGAATACTGATGATCTGCTGTATGCAAAAGGGATTTTTTATCGGATAGACACTGTGCAGCCATGGAACGATACGGGATACAGGCGGTATCATGCCACACAGTATTATACAGGGAAAGGACCTGTTTATTCTGTAATTTACAAATCAAACGGGGCAGATTCAGGAAATCCGCCGGATGAATATGCATATCAGAAAGGGGGTACTGTAGCCGTTTCGGGGAAAAATACTCTTGCGCGGACTGATTATACATTTACAGGATGGAATACTTTGTCTGATGGAACCGGGACGCAATATTCCGAAAACGATGATATTGAAATCGGAACCTCAAATATCACATTATTTGCACAATGGAGTGTATCAACATGACAATAAAAGCTGTAATGATACTGCTCGGAGATATAATACAGAAATACATGTCCCTTGAGGATGATCAGATTGTGTTATATTCGTCAGACTGGAAAATGCCGAACGACGACAGAATATATATAATCATTTCTTATTCCGGTACATCACAAAATGTTTTGAACCTGAAAAGCGAGTTCAACAGTACGGATAATACTGAAACCATGAGTATGGCGGCGCACGAAAGATTTACAATTGATATCATGCAGAGTGGAGATGAAATACTTGAAACGGTTCAGAAAATATTTTTTGCGCTAAAATGTCAGAATTCCATTTCTTTGCAGGAAATGAATAACATTTCGATATGGCGGGAAGGTAGAGCAATTGATTTAACGGCTATTGAAGGTGCAGGAGCGTTGCGCAGATATCAGATTCCCGTTATAATTTCAAACGTACAAAGTAATAAATCGGCTGTAGATTACTTTGATAAATTCACGCAGCCCCAAATTAACACGGAGGATTAAAAAGCATGGCAACATTATCGTTAGCTAATGTCATTACCGTAACACTTCTTTCGGCACTGTCAGGGATAGCAAACGCCAATACATCAATTCTGGCGCTTATTACCCATGAAGTTCCTGTAGATTCCGGTTACGGAGATTACGGAATCTATTATGATTCTGCATCTGTATCAACAGATTTTGGAAGCAATTCTGTAACGTATGAACTGGCAGAAATGATATTCAGTCAGTCACCAAATATTTTATCTGGTGGTGGATATCTGGTTATCATTCCGCTAAAACAAAGTGCTGCAGCAACTGCCGCTACAATACTTGGTAATTCTGCTGTAGATTTAACTAAGCTGACCGCAACAGATTATCACATTAAAGCGGCAGTTGACGGCGGATCGGCAACAGAAATAACTATCGGCGAACTTGACCTTACCAACCTTGCAACAGCAGAAAGCTCCCTCAATGCCTATGCACTTGAAACAGCAGGCCTTGCTTTTTCTCTTACAGGAGAACTTGGGGCTGCATCTATTACGCTTTCATCTTTAACAACCGGGGCAAGTTCTGCAATTACATTATCTGATTCTGCATCCGGTACTGATATTGCTAAAAAACTTGGAATATCAGAAAAAACAGCAACCGGAGCAGCTGCAGGAGTTGAGAGAGTAAAAGATGCAATTCTGCGTACGTATGGTTCAATCGATTATTTCGGTATTATCCTGTCTGAAAAACAGACTGATACAAATCTGCTGGAAATTGCAGCAACAATGCAGACTCTTGATAAAATGCTTGTCGTAGGCAGTAATCTTTCTGCTGATTTTACATCCGATACAGGTGTTTTTACAAAGATTACATCAAAAAGTTATACACATACGCGTTGCCTGTATCATTCTGTTTCGGCAGATGATGCTTTACAGTTTGCAGCCGGATATTCAGGCAGAGGATTTTGTATCAATTTTGACGGAACAAATACTGTACATACTATGCATTTGAAAGATATTACAGGATTGGACGAAGATACCGGATTGACACAGACTTTGCTTACCAAAGCTAAAAATAATGGCGTTGATTGTTATGCCTCTTTGGGAAGTGCAGGAGGTTCAGTACAAAAAGTTTTCACTTCCGGTGCTAACGGCTGGTTTGATTATATTTATACATCACTGGCATTCAAACTCCGCGTTATAACCGCCGGATTCAATGCCCTGGCAACGACAAATACAAAATTACCACAGACGGAAGAGGGAATGAATTCCCTAAAAAAGGCATATCGTGAAGTTTGCACACAGTTTGTTTCTAACGGAACTTTTGCTCCGGGAACATGGAACAGTTCGACTACATTCGGAAAACCGGAAGATCATATTAGAAATATTTCCGACGTAGGCTATTTTGTATATTCCGACCCGATAGCAGGTCAGAGTCAGGCAGTACGGGAAACAAGAAAAGCTCCATCTGTGTACATTGCGGCAAAGGCATCCGGCGCAATCCATTCAAGCGACGTAACTGTCTATATAGAACAGTAGGGAGGTGAAAAAATATGGCAAGTGTAGCATTAACAGGAAATGATACAACAATATTGAATACCCGGATAATGACTGATTTTGCGGAAGGTGATTGTGTAAATTTTGAAGTTCCGAATAATCTCGTTGAAGTAAAGCCCGGAAAAAACGGTAACGCTATTTATGCATTGAATGCAGCTGGCGCACAGATAAATGTAACCATGCGTCTTATTGCAGGAAGTGCAGACGATAAATATATGAACTCTGAAATGAACACATACAAAAATGATCCTCCGTCATATACGCTCATTTCAGCAGAATTTGTAAAACGGGCAGGCGACGGCAGCGGGAATATTACAAATATTATTTATCAGCTTTCAGGTGGAGTTATTCAGAAATCCGTACCGACAAAAGAAAATGTAAACGGAGATACCGAACAGGCTGTATCTGTTTATTCCCTTGTATTCACAAACAGCAAGAGGGTATTGAGCTGATGAAAATATTCAATGGAAAAGAACTGGATATTACGCTCGGTTCTTTTCAGGAGGCAGACAATCTTTTTAAGGCTGTCTGCCGTGCCCTGAAAGGAAATAAAATCGACCTCCCGGACAGTCTTAAAAGCGATTTATCAACAGGGCAGCTATCGGGAATTCTTGACATGCTCCTGTCGGTAATTTCCGACGATGAAATAGAGTCTTGTATTTTTGAGTGTGCTAAACGGTGCGGAATCGGACCGACTCACGAAAAAATAAATATTGAATATTTCGAAAAAGAGGAAAACAGACAGGAATACATTCCGGTTATGCTTGAGATAGCAAAAGCGAATCTGTTCCCTTTTATGACAGGCATCACTTCGTCGTTAGGAGCGCCGGACATACAGAAAATAATGTCAACACTCCAGAAATCGAAATAAATTATCCTGAAGAAAAACTGATTGCTCTGCGGCTTGCAAAAGAAGGATACTGGGGAGGAGACCCGGAACGCGTTCTAAATGGGCGAGTTGATTTAGTCCTTGAGGCCGCAGAGTACGAAGTTTTCATAAACAAATATATTGAAGCTGGTGCCGGAAGTTAGCCCTGTATAAACAGGGCTTTTTTTATTATTCCGGGTTGTTCGTTGAGCCTAAAAACTCTTCATTTCCTTCGTACGGGATGCAATATTCCCAACTGTCAGTCATACAACAATAACTGAATTCACTTCTGTTGATATGTCTTTCAAAAAAATCAGTACTCCAAATTTGATTGATTTTGTCTCTTACAAGCACTTTTTCAAACGGTTTGAATTCGTGCTCCGGTTCTTTGTATGGTTCTGCATGAGCAAATACACCTCCATCTGCTCTAAAAGGGAAGCCCAATAATTCAAAACCATAAACAACGCGCCTTACCTTATCGGCTTTTTGATTATTCCATACCCAACAGTCAACCGGTTCATCTCTTTTCATTGCGTCAAGCAACCATTCAGGACAATTCATATTAATACCTCTTGTATTACATTATAACATTGTAATACACTCTGTCAAGATGCAATTGCAGATTCCGTGATAATTATATATAATACAGTTATGAATATTCTTGATTTGTTCGCACATATCGGATTAAAAGCCGATACCGGACCTGCAAACGAATTCCTCAAAACAATTACAGGGACTCAGGGACAACTGCTAAAGGTTGTTGCGAGTACTCTGTCTTTTGCAACTGCAATCAAAACGATGAATGCAGCTTTCAATGATGCTCTGGGACTTGCTAAATTTGAACAGAACACAGGAATGTCTTCTGAAGCTATGCAGCGGTGGACTCAAGTCGCCGATCAGGTAAATGGCGCAGGCGCATCGGTAGCGGCAACCTTAGACGCAATCGCAGCAAATCAGGAAAAAATAAAATTCGGCGAAGGAAATATTTCAGGATATCAGCTTTTAGGTATAGATCCGAAACAGAATCCTATTGATATACTTGAACAAATCAGGACAAAATCTGCCGGCCTGCCGAATGAAATGAGACGGAACATTGCGCAGGAATTCGGCGTTTCCCGTGATTTAGTAGCCACATTAGAGTTGACAAACGAACAATTTAGCAAAATGTCGCAAAATGCATTTGTGATTCCTGAATCATCTATACAGGGACTCATGAGAGCACGCGCGGAACTTGTGCAGCTTAAAAATCAGATAAAATTTACTCTCGACGAAGCTGTCGTAAAAGCCCTGCCGTTAATAGAAACTGCTGAAAAATGGATTATGAAAATAGTTACGGCAGTGAGTAACGCAGGAATAATGATTGACAGGCTGGTGAAATATACAATCGGCTGGAAAAATGCAATTATCGGACTTATAGGCATTTTTGCGCTGCTTAATGCGTCTTTTCTTGCGTCCCCGATAGGGCTATTTACGATAGGTATTATTTCTCTGATTGCCGTCCTTGATGATTTATATGTGTATTCATCCGGAAAAGGAAAAAGCATAATGGGATACATTGTCAATAAATTTCCAGCAGTCGGGAAGGCCTTTCAATGGCTGACCGACTTAGTGCAAGGACTTGTTGAAATATTGAAATTTATATTTACCGGAAATACAGATTCTTTAGATAAATTTATTGACAAATGGAGTAAATTAGGAGGAATTTTTACCGGAATTGCCAATGCAATTAAAACAATAAAAGATTTTTTTTCCAATGATAAAACTGGCAAAAAACCTGCATGGCTTGACAATTTCAAAGCGATGCAGGGGCCGATGTTTGATGTCCTTCTTAAATCAAATCCTTTTACAGCTCCTATAGCAAATATAAAAGATTTGATTGTAAGTTTATTCTCTGATGATACTGATGGTACTAAGAAAGACAGCAAAAAACCTACAGGAAAGTCAAATCCTCCTGCAGCTCCGAAGGAAAATATAAAATCAAATTCCGACACATCTCCGTCTGCAGATATCAAAAATTTAGCTGCAAATTTGTCTTTAGGAGGAGCAAAAAAAGATATTAAAACTGTTTCTGGAAATACTACTTCCAGTGTAGAAAATAATTATAATTTTACCGTCAATGTTTCCGGCGCGGATAACCCTGAAGCAACAGGGGAAGCGGTGGCAGATCATGTTCAGAAAAAACTTACAGGTGTTCAGACAAACAGGGCAGGGAGTAAAACAGAAAAATGAGCGCAAATCTTAATTTAGATACATATCTTTCCGCCGAAAATTCCGTTATAGTTTCTCTCCCCGGAGCGCAGGGAATATCAGGTTTTATTTTTGATATCCCAACAGGTGAACGAATAACACTTTCTTCTGATATTTCAGAGCATTATACAGAAAATGGATCATATGTTAATGACCACATTGTCAATAAGCCTGTTGAAATCACTCTCGACGGTTTTATCGGAGAGCTTGTATATACTAAGCCCAAAAAAGGAAGCCTTGAATACACAGCAAACCAGATTACAGATGCATTGCAGTCTGTAGATGCATATACAGGACTTGCAGGCTATACGGCGGAAATGTCACAAAAGATAGCAGCCCTAACATCGCAGGTTGCCTATGTGGCAAATCAGTACAACGCCATAAAAAAGAAAGCTACAAATCTACTCAATTATTTATCTGGAAGTGAACCGACAGAAACGCTGCAACAGGCGGCCTATAAAAAGTTATATGGTTTTTGGAAATCGAAACAGACCGTCTCTGTGCAGACTCCGTGGCAATATTACGCGACGATGGCAATTGCAAGTATTGTCGCTTCCCAGGATGATAAATCAGATGATTACACCGATTTTTCGATTACGCTGAAAGAAATGAGATTTGCCGATGTAGAAACGACAACATTTGATTCTAAATCATTTTCCGCCGTTGATGCACAGTCATCGGCAACTAAAAACATCGGGAAAGTGTCAGGGAGTACGACAGATTCAAATTCAGGATTATATGACGCTGCAACTGTATTTCACGGGGGGCAATTGTATTGACGCTTATTAATGGCATTACAGCATATCCAACGCAGACTTTATCCGTTGCAGACCCGAATGGAAACGGAGATATTACGTTTACGTTATATTATCGCAGCAGAACGAGGGAATGGACTGCAGATATATCGTTTGGAGATAATTTTGTTATCAACGGAATAAAACTTGTTGTGTCACCGAATCTGCTTTACCAGTGGCATAATAATATTCCGTTCGGGCTGCTTATTCAGAGTAAAGACGGTCTTGATCCTTTATTTATTGATGATTTTATTTCAGAAGGAAGGGTAAAAATGTTTTTACTTACCAGTTCCGAAATTGATACAATACAGAATCTTGTTATTTCCGGTGAGGTTATGGGATGAAATTCCTCAGAAATTATCAGATTACAATAACATCCCCCACCGGATATACAGTAAAAATAGAACCTCCATTTTCCGCCGATATACAGGTTGACAGGTCCATGCGTGCGTCAATGAATAATTGTGATATTACTCTCTATAATCTTGCACCATCAACGAGAGCTATAATTTACAAGGACAAATATACATGGACACAATACTGGCAGATGTCAGTCATGGCCGGATATGAAAACAACCTGTTTCAAATATTTCTCGGAAATATTACTGAAGCATATTCTTATAAGCAGAATACCGACTGGATAACAAAAATTGTTGCCTATGACGGCAGTTATCAGATTAACAATGGATTTATTGCTCAGTCTTTCTCGTCCGGCACAAATATAAAAGATGTTATCAGACAGGGAGTTATGTCGTTACCAAAAATGCTGTTCGGTAGCATGGGGAAGTCGACCGACGGAACTCTTTCCCGTGGATTTGTTGCCCTGGGTAATCCATTTGAAAGCATAAATATATTGACAAATAATGAAGCATTTGTCGACGAAGAAACGCTAAATGTGCTGGGAAATACCGAAGTCCTAAAAGGAAATGTTTTCTTACTTGACGGAAACAACATTTTTGAAACACCGCGCCGCCGTGATGCGTACCTTGAAATAACAACTATTTTTTCGCCTGAAATAAAGATTGCGCGTATCGGACAGATTAAAAGTGCTGAAACGCGCTATAATGGACAATATCAGATATGGGGAGTGAAGCATATTCTATCGGTCCGGGGAGACAGCGCAGGGGACGCTACGACGGAATTATCACTCAATGCAGGTGCTAAAGTTTTTTCGGAGGTATCATAAAATATGGATATAGATGTAAGCAATGAGTTACCGCCTGATCTTAATACAACTCTTGATAACCTGAAAAAAGAAATATTTTCGACAATGAATTGCATTCAAATTGGAAAAATCAATTCTATAAAATCAGACGAAGGGACAGTTGAAGTCGAACTGCAGATAAAAAGGCTTGCGGTGGACGGAACAAGCACAACAATACCGGTTCTCACAGACTGCCCGTATTTCGTTCTGCAGGGCGGAGGGGCGTATATTGATATGCCGATAACTGCAGGAGATTACTGTATTGTTCTTTTTAATGACAGGGACATTGATAACTGGTGGAGCACGGGAAATCAGTCTACACCGAACACAAACCGGAAGCATCATTTGTCAGATGGATTAGCACTTATTGGAATAACACCAAAACAAAATGCTCTGGAAATGAACGGTTCAACAATCGGTATAAGAGGTGTGAATAAAAAAATAAATATAGATAATAATTCAGAAAAATTTGATACATGGATTTCTGATTTCATTGATGCAATTGTGGCAATAAAAACATTTGGCTCGCCTGCAACGCATTCTCTTGAACCATCTACAATACAGGCGTTAAATACATTAAAAACACGTGCTCTTAATCTTTTTGGAGGTTCTTAAAATGGCAGTAGTACAGGCGACAATAAAAGCAGCTTTAGATAATCTTTCTGCAGAAATGGAAGAAAGTCCAATGACTGATTCTGATTATGATAATGCTCTTGCAGGAATAATAAGAGATGCCATATTATCAGCTACAGTAACAACCCCTGCTGGAGTTGCTGTACAGGTATCAGTATCATCCGGGACAGGCGCTACAACCGCAGCAGGAATAGGAACAGTATCATGATTGTACGCGGACTTGATGTAAACAATGATTGGACTTTTGGATCAGGAAAACAGAATTATTTATCTGATGCCGATGCAGTAAAACAATGCGTAATGACGCGGTTAAAGTCATGGAAAGGTAACTGTTTTTTTGATCTGGAAGCAGGGGTGGACTGGAATAATTATCTTGATATTGGAACAAAAACACTGCTTGATCTGGATATAAAAAGAGTAATACTTGGCACAGACAAAGTATTGAAAATAAGCTCATATAATAGTACACTTGATACCGAAAACAGGAAATTGACAGTGAGTGCAAAAGTAGAAACTTTTTACGGTACTTTAACAATTAACGAGGCTATATGAGTGATACGTTAGACGAAAATGGATTGACACTTGAAACACTCTCCGAGCTAAAAGCAGACATCATAGCTCAGGCTAAAACTATTTATGGAAGCGATATAAACGTCGCGTCTGATACTCCGGACGGACAGGCGATTGCTGTTTTAGCACAAATTGCGTCTGACCAGCGGGAAATCATACAGAGTGTATACAATTCTTTTAATCCGGACACGGCGTCCGGTTCCGTGCTTGACCAGAGGTGCGCGATAAACGGAATACAGAGAAAAAGTGGAACATTTACGATTGTACCTGTTGTTGTGACCACAACAAAAGCCGTCGCTCTTATAGGTCTGGACGGAAGCTCGGAATCAGTTGATAATATCCCTTCCGGTATTTTTACCATAAAAGATAATTCAGGCAATCTTTTTTATTTAATTTCGTCCATTACAACGGAAACAGGTTCGCAGACTTTATCTTTTAGGGCCGCGAATATCGGAAACGTAGCTGTCACCGCAGGAACAATAACAACTATATCAACGGTCACGGCAGGAATCTCGTCCGTTATTAACAATGCAGGTGTAACACAACAGGGAGTAGACGAAGAAACAGATACAAATCTACGCATTAGACGGCAATCTGCCGTTGGACGCACAAGCCAGGGGTACACAGATTCTCTTTCTACCGCCATTTCAGAGCTTGATAACGTAGAATCAGTTATTGTAAATGAAAATTATACTGATACAGAAGATGCAAACGGAATTCCTGCTCATTCTGTCTGGATAGTCGTACAGGGCGGAACCGATGATGATATTGCAGCAGCAATCTACGCCAAACGCCCTGCAGGCGTCGGAATGAAAGGCGATGAAGAAGTTTATATTACTCGCGAAAATGGTTTTGAAATCATAATAAAATTCGACAGACCTGTTGAAGTTCCATTGTATATCAAATTCAATCTTGCACTTTCTGGATCGGGAATAATAGACACGTCTGCCATTAAAACAGCAATTGTAGATAATGTTTTGTACAACATTGGAGAAAATGCAACAACAGATAAAATTATAACATATCTAAAAAATCTCTCAAATAAATACATTATAACAGGATGTCAGATTTCTACAGATAACACTAACTGGTATGAAACGATTACAATTCCATCCCTGAAAGACAGATTCACGCTGAGTACTGCAAATATTGAGATAACGACATGAGCGAAAATAATAATCTGATAGAATATTATAAAAATCTTCTCATTCTGCAGTATTCAGGACTGCCGAAAGCATCGGGAACAATACAGTCTATTGCCGAAAATGTTATATTATACGATTTACTTGTATCTATCAGGGACGGATTTAATCCGGAAACGTCAATAGGAAAACAGCTTGATATACTTGGAAAATATACAGGCGTATCAAGAGAATTATATAATTCTTTGTCTGATGATGATTATAGATTTTTAATAAAAATGTCTATTGTAAAAAATTCAACGAACGGATCGCTTAAAGAAATTGATGATTTATTTTATTTATTTTTTACAGGAAAAGTAATTGTTTTTGACAATTACGACATGTCTATTACGATAACGTATGACCCGTTTATCGAAGATATAATCACCATTGCAAAAAATAACGGTATTATACCTAAACCGTTAGGCGTAAAACTTACATTGGTACGATTTTCTGATGTTGTAAATGGAATATGGTATACACAAACCACGGTGAAAAACAGTGATTTGGTTGTATCGTATGATTCCGAAATAATGATTGTTACTGGTAATGATATTTATTACGGTTTATTTGTAATAGGGACCGGAGCTGATAATGGAGTTATAAGTACAGGCACAGGAAATGATGTAATAGGTACTGATGACCAAACAGCATATATTGTATATTGAATATAAAAGGAGAAAACAGGCATGAGCGTAATAAAAAAAATTAATATCAACGGCGTTGCTTATGATATAAATGCACAGAATATGACTGATGATGATGTAACGATACCCGGAAATAAAACTTTTTCAAATATTCCAAAATTCCCAACAATATCGGGTACATCTGACTCGTCAACAAATGCCGCCAATTCTGCATTTGTACAGGCGGTTGTGCAGGCGGCAGCTGCACTAAAATTAAGCATTTCGGCTTTAGGTACAAATTGGCAAACGGCATTGGCAGAAGCTCTCACCAATGCACATGTACCATCATCTACATCAGCTCTTGCAATATCTGCTTCAGAATCAGTATCACTTGCTCAGGCAATTGACACAACGCCGACAAACGGAAGCACAAAACATGTAACAAGCGGAGGGGTATACAATGCACTTGCAACAAAACAAAATAACCTCACATTTGACGGGGCACCTGTAAATGGCAGTGGGAATCCTGTAACCAGCGGAGGGGTATACAATGCACTTGCAACAAAACAAAATAACCTCACATTTGACGGGGCACCTGTAAATGGCAGTGGGAATCCTGTAACAAGCGGAGGTGTATACAATGTACTTGCAACAAAACAAAATAACCTCACATTTGACGGGGCACCTGTAAATGGCAGTGGGAATCCTGTAACAAGCGGAGGTGTATATTCTGCACTGCATATGACCGGCAGGGCACTTGCACATGGATACTTACATGGTACCGGGTATACTGCATCAGGACTATTCGTTCAGCTATCTTTAGGTATCTCATATACCTGGTGTCAGATATCAGGAATAATTATACCGTTAGCTGCTTCAAATACACATATAATAGTTTCACGTATGTACCAGTCTGATGCAACCCATATAATTATCGCAGGAATAACCGTGGCATCGGATAATTCAGGCACAATTACCGATATTGAACTGTCTAGTACCGGTACAGCCAAATATGCTGTATCCCTCTGCTGGTAAATTAAAATATATCTGCGGAGCCTTTTACTGTTACGGATACTTCACATCCTGCCCGGTAGCCGGTTCCCTGCCGGAGTGATTAACTCCGGCATTATTTTATATCTTGTGAAAATAAAACTTGAGCAGCAGCACAGCGGCGTCAAGCAGCAGATGTACAAACAGAATGATTGCAAGTACAGCAATCCATTTGTTTTTTGACGCAATCTGAGCATCCTTTTTAATAAGCAGTGAAGATTGGTCTGCAATTGTTGTACCTGAA